CCCCTGCCGATAGAGGCGGGCGTTGGCCTGCTGGTAGAGTTCCAGGCTCCAGGTGAGGCCGTACCACACGATCACATGGCCGCCCTCCTGGAGATTGAGACCGTAGCCCACACTGGCCGGATGCGCCAGGAGCACCTGGACCTCGCCAGCGTTCCACTCTGCGATGTCCTCCGGGCCGTCCAAAGTCCGGGCATTGGGGATCGCTGCCCGGATAGCGTCCAGGTCGTGCTTGTAGCTGTAAAATACCAGGACAGGGCTGTCGGTGGTGTCGATAATCTCCAGCAGCGCCTCCAGCTTTGCATTATGCAGCCGGACGACATTGCCCTCGTGGGAGTAGACGCTGCCGTTGGCGATCTGTAGGAGCTTGGTCATCACGGCGGCCGCGTTCAGGGCGATCACGTCCTCGTCGTCGATGTGAAGCAGCTGCTCGGCCTCCATGGTCTTGTACTGCTTCATCTCCTGGGGGCTCAGCTTGACCGGGATCCGGTTGTCGATCCGCTTCGGCAGCTTCAGGTAGTCGGCCGCGCTCATGCTGATGCAGATGTCGCTGATGGCGGCCTCGATCTTCTCCCTGGCTCCACGAAGGGGCTCCCACTTGAAGACGATGTAGCCGTTCCGGGCTCCCGGCCGGAAGTATTTCTCGCGGTAGGCTCCCAGCGTCTGGCCCAGGCGTTCGCCACGGTCCAGCAGGTAGATCTCAGCCCAGAGATCCATGAGGCCGTTGGCCGAAGGGGTGCCGGTCAGACCGACGACCCTGCTCACCCTCGGCATGACCTTCCGGAGAGCCCGGAAGCGTTTGGCCTGGGGGTTTTTGAAGCTGGAGAGCTCGTCGATCACGATCATGTCGAAGGGCCAGCCGGTCTTCAGCTTCTGGTAGAGATCCACCAGCCAGACCACGTTGTCGCGGCCGATGACGTAGATGTCGGCGTCCGTGGTCAGCGCCCGGCGCCGCTGCTCCGGTGATCCCAGCACCTTGCTGACGCGAAGGTGGCGGAGGTGGTCCCACTTGGCGTGCTCTCGTGTCCAGGTGTCCTCAGCCACTCGCTTCGGCGCAATGACCAGGACGCGATCCACCTCGAACATCTCGTTGATCAGGATGTCGATGGCGGTCATGGTGATGACAGTCTTGCTAACCGAGGCCCATCTCCAGGAACAGGCCGAAGCGCTTATTGTTGACGATCCTGTCTATCGCCTTCTGCTGATATTCGTGTGGGATGAACTTCATCGGGCATCACCTCCTTGTCGTTTTCTTTGTGCCACCTGGTTTGGTAGTCGTGGGGGATGTACTTCATCAGCCGACACCTCATTCCCTGGCGGCTCTGGCTTCTGCTTCCTCCGCCTCGATCCGTGCCATCTCCTCGGCGTACTCCTCCGCCTCATGCTCCAGATGCTCTTTGTCAGCCCATCGGGCCATGCACCAGTCGATGGCCTCCTGCTTGCCGGTGATCAGCGCCACGTTGCAGCCCATCTTCCGCAGCTGTTCCATTTGCCACTTTTGGACGGCTGTGGGCTTTTCGCCTTCGCGCTTCAGCTCTACAAACCATACCCGGCCACCCGGTAGGATAGCGATCCGGTCGGGCACCCCGTCGTTCCCGGGGCTTGTGAACTTCATAAACTTGCCGCCCATTCTCTCGACCTGCTTCCGCAGGCCACTCTCTATGTCTCGTTCTCGTTTTTCCATCTTTGGATCCTCCGTAACAACTATTCACTCTCGCGCGTATATGTCCGTGCAGGCGCTCTCGGGCGCGGTTTTCGTTGTCTATATTCAAATAATTAAAATATTAGGGGTTTCTTTGTTACCTTGTTACCTTGCCTAAAATATCGGGGGCTTTGGCGGTAACAACAACTTGAAAACAAGCAGTTGTTACCCCGTGAGCCTCCGACCGTGCACGGGTAACAACTTAATCGTTACCCGTGCTCCGGTGGTAACAACGTTGTGGGCCATATCCTGGCACCTTTTCCAGCTTGCTGCCGCTTTTCCAGCCGCCGATCCTCAGCAGCATGGTCTTGATCCGGTCGCCGTCCTGCCGCGTAAAACGGGCCCACGGGAGCCCCAGGCACTCGCAGTAGATCTCCTTGGTGCTGACTCGCGTGCGCTGCATCGTGCCCTCGATGGTCGGGCTCAGGACGTCGCGCTGCTGGAAGTAGTCCACACGCTGGCTCAGGTCCCAGCTGTACCAGTCCGCCGGCAGCAGGGTGTCCAGATACTCGGCCACCTCGCCCTCGCGCTCGTCGAACTCCAGCGCGTTCAGCTGCATCCTCGCGGCCTCGTGTTCCAGCTCGTAGTCCAGGTAGGTCGTCTCGCCCTCGGCCACGAAGATCATGGCCTCGGCCCAGATCTGGGCGCGGGTTTCCTCGGTCATCTCCCAGACGCTGAGGCGGCCCTTCTTCACGGGAACGGGCCAGAAGCGTCGGTTGCCGGTGGTATCTCTCAGGAAGCCGTCGGTGCTGTTGGTAGTGCCGCAGATGATGCAGGTCCTCGGGTGGCTCTGCACCACGCGGCCGTAGGCTGCACGGTAGGCGTCGTCCTGGCGGCTCAGGAAGCCCTTGACGATGTCGATGTCGGCCTTGCGGGTGCCCTGCATCTCGCCGATCTCCATGATCCACTTGCCCTGGAGCTTCTCGGCTGCGGTCTTGTCCCTGGTGTCGGCCAGGCTGAGGGAGTCGTCAAACCATTCGCCGCCCAGCTTCCGGAGCAGGGTGCTCTTGCCGATGCCCGGAGGGCCATCGAGCACGAGCATGGTGTCAAATTTGCAGCCAGGCTGCAGCACACGCTGGACGGCTCCGACGAGGGTCTTGCGAGTCACAGCCCGGGTGTAGGTGGAGTCCTCGGCGCCCAGATAGTCGATCAGTAGCGTGTCCACTCTGGACACGCCGTCCCACTCAGGCAGCGCCTGGATGTATTCCCGCAGGGGGTTGAAGTGCCGGTCGTCGGCCACTTTGATCAGTGCCGTGACGACGGCCGAGTTGGTGAAGCGGGACTGGTAGACTCTGTTCATGTATGCCAGGAGCTGCGCGTCGTCGGCATCTCTCCAGGTGCCGCCGTCATTTCGCCACGGCAGCGGTCCGGTCTTTTCGATGGCCTGCTTCAGATCGTTGTAGGCGATGTTCTGGAGGCCCTCATCGTGCTGCACGATCAGCACGGCGTTGACGAGAGTCGGGCAGACCTCCATCTTGGCGTTGCGCTCCAGCAGAAGGGCCCAGTCCTCCGGGGCCTCCTCCAGCTGGGCGAACTCTTGGCGAGCGTTCGCTGCTTGCTCGCTCGCGGCTGTTCGTTTGCAGCCCTCGTCATCTCTGGCCACGTCGGCCATGGCCTTGTAGCTCGGGGCGTCCTTGCCGCTCTTGTCCTCGTGACCATCGTCCAGATGTCCGAACTTGTGGAGGCGGACCAGGTCGAAGGCGTTGCAGAGCTGGCCGCCGACCGGGTCGGTGCTGTGGTTGGAGTAGGCGAACACGTCGCCGTCATAGACTACCAGGCCGGCAGCTGTCGAGCCGGCTGCGTAGGTGTAGCGGTCCTCTTTGGCCGTCGGGGTGTAGACGTCCGGCAGGAACTTGGCGATGGCCTCGGTGATGCTGTAGGTGCGGCAGAAGATACCGACGACGCCCTTCTTCTCCAGTGGGTCGCCCTGCCGGTCGGCGTCTCTTTTTCTGATGCCCACCATACGGGACGACTCCGGCCAGTAGCTGGTGTCGGTCCAGTCCGGGTACTCTGCCAGGATGGAGTCAGCCGCCAGGAAGGGGGCGTCGTAGTATTGGAAGAAGGGCTCGACGTCCACACTATGGCTCGGCCAGTACATCAGACGGGTCGGCTGGAAGGTGGAGTCGTCGAAGTAGTCGATGCCGATCTTCTCGGCGATCTTGCGGGCGATGGCCTCGTACTCGCCCGGCGTGACCTCTCGGTCAAGAGGCATGATCAGACGGTAGCGGGGCTTCGCCTTAGTGTGCTTATGTGTGGAGTAGACCGCCAGGGCGTTGTCAATCTCCAGGTTGTCGATGATATTGTCCCAGAACTCGGCCGGAGGGAAGTCCAGGTCGAGGGTGAGCAGCTGGCGGGCCGTGACGTAGCCGGTCTTGCGGCGGCCA